AATATCGGCTAGGTTAGATTTTTTAATTAAAAACTTAAACATTCTTTCATGCCACGTGGTTATTTTTTGTGTAATTTTTAATAATATTTCTCTCATGAATAGTCGCGTTCAATAATCATATCTATGAAATGTTTTGCTTTTTCTAAATCTTGTTTTTTTCCTTTCAATCTGTGTCTCAAGATATATTTTATAACGCATCCTTCAGGGTATAGCAACTCATTTTCAATTACGAATTTACTTGGTTGAATTTTAAATTTCTGATAGTGTGTTCCACCGATTTGTTTATTATATGGATTATTCATCTTCTTCATCCCCATTAATTTCTCTTTCCATTCTCATTATAAATCTATAAAATTCATCCTCTGACATAATTTTTTAATGGTGGAAAAGGGTTTTTATAATCACCAGGAATTTCAAAAAGATATAATTTATTTTTACATCTAGTAACTCCCACGTAAGCAACCCTATTCTCCTCATCCTCCTTTTTTTGATCTCCACTTAAATAGCTGTTTAAAGAATACCCCCATTCAACCCCTAGAACTACCTTGTCAGCTTCCATTCCTTTTACTCCATGAATGCTAGATACTATGATTTTAGTCTCTAAATTTTTATTTGTTTCCCAACACCTTTTTAAATAATCATTAAAATCTTCTTTATCTCTAAATAAAGCGTTTGGTTTTTTATCACTTCTAACTCTTGATGTGTCAAAATAAAAAATTTCATGCCATAATTTATTTATATCTGCTTTCAAATAATATTTTGTTTTCAAATCTTCATAAGAAAATAGATTATTAGTATCGTACAACTCCGGTGGCGCAGTATTTTTATTTATTAAAGCTGTTTTTTTCCTCTCAGAAATAAATTTTGCACTTAAAGATTTAACCATTTTAACATAACCTGTCCCTTTAATCGAATGGCCTTCTTGTAAGGTATTCCATGATTCTATTACTTCTCTACACCCATCTGGGAAAGAGCTTGTTAGTTTACCCCTGTCACCTGGAGTTTTAGCTTTTTCTTTAAAAATTAAACCTTTGTGTTTTAAAAAATAAGCATAGTTTTTACAAAAACCATTTGTTCTTGCACAAAATATAACATCTGAATCAACGTCTATTTCTTCGTCCAGTTCTGACATATCATAAATATAATCAATTGATCCTTCGTTTTTAATGTTTACATCTATTCTTTTTTCGCAGTTAAATTCATTACCCATCCTATATTTTATATCTTCTCTAATATTTAGAGCAAAATCATATATTTTTCCCGGTAATCTGAATGATGTTTTAAGGCGTTCAACATTTTCTTCTTTACAAGGCCATTTTTGAAAAATTTCTACATCAGAACCTTTCCAACCATATATTGCTTGGTCATCATCTCCTACTAAATATAACTCTTCAGTTTTTCTACCTATTTTGGAAATAACCTGCCATTCTAAAAAAGAAAGATCTTGCACTTCATCAACTAATACAAGTTTATAGGAAGGAAATTCTATAGTTGGTTGTAAAGCTTTTAATAACATATCATCAAAATCAACAAAACCATTTTGATTTTTAAATTTATAAAAATTACTATAAAAATAAACTAATTGCGGTGTAAGAACATTTTTCCATTTATCATTTTCACTTTCTCCAAAAAAATTTAATATTTTTTCTAAATCATCTTTTCCTTCGTATTTCCTGTTTTTTCTAAATCTTAAATGAGAACCTTTCTTGTCATAACCATGATTATGTTGAGCTTTACTAATTATGTCATGATAAACGGCTAATTTTTTATCTTCCTTTTCGGTCCATGCCGCAGGTTCTTCATCATCTGTATTATATTTTTCGTCGTCCAACATAACCCAGTTATCAGGGTCAGTTTGTAATTTTTTCCTGAAAGATGTTTTAGCACTTGAATTTAATACGTCGGGTTTACCAATTTTTTCATAACAAAACTTGTGAATAGTTGTAATTGATTCAGCTTGTTTTGCTGTCAATAAACCTTCTTCTACAGCTCCTTTTTTTAAAGTTTCCACAGTTGCCTTAGCAAAACCAAGCAATAAAGCTTGCTCTACTTGTAAGCCTCCTTTAATATTATCTGACAAAATTTTTAATATTTCTGTGGTCTTACCACACCCTGGACCACCTAATATTTTGTATCTCATCCTATAAAATTTATCCAACATTAAAATGCACTTTCCTCTTCCTTATTAGAATAATCTGAAACTTCTTGCTGTGTTTCTGGTTCAGGGTCAAAGTTTTCTTTATCAACGAGGTATACCCATCTTTTAACACCTTCTTTAACGTGAAATTTTTCTCGCGTTACTCCTGTTACTTTTTTAAGCATTTGATGGGTAATATCTGCATTTATACTCCATTCATCTGATTTTAAATATTTAAAAAAATCATTAAACGTAAATCTAATGGCAGCTTCATCTTCAAAAGGTCTACCCAAGAGAATTTTTTTCCTGTCTTTAGTAACCCTGGTGTTAAAACAAAAAGTTTCTAAATTTGTCTTTAATCTAAACATAGGAACACTTTCTTCTGGTGCATCTATTTCTGTTGCTTTTTCTTGCAAACCTCTTATTTGCATGTCCCAGTTTTTTGTTTTAGGAGGGGTTTTACTTGTTTGTTCTGTAGCAGCTTCTCTTGCTAAATCTTGTTTAACTAATTCTTTTGAAAACAATCTTACTTCTTCACCATTAAAACCTAAATACCATATCTTTGGATTGGAAGTTACATATGATAATGGTCCTAGAATTAATTCACTATTTAATGCCCCTTTTATACCAAATTTTCTTTTTATACATTCTTCTTTATTGCAGTAGCTTTTTAACCAATCTTGATCACATCTGTAAATATAATCTTTCTTGTCTCTTGAACCAATAACACCACTAACTTCGTTAAAATTCATTCCTTTTCCAATAGGTTCAAAAAATTTCTTATTATATTCTAAAGTTTTATCTTTCCATTCATCTGGAAATCTTTGTTTGATATACCTAGTCATATCTAAAAGAACTTCATTTCTTTGACTTTTAGGTACACCAAATTTAGCTAGTGCTTGCATACAAGGTGGTCCATCTTGGAACCATCCCCCTGAGTCGCCTTCATCTATGTTTGATTTTAGTTTTTTAAGTTGTTGAGGAGTGACTTTATTTCTTTCGTAGTGTTCAAAGAACTCTTCGATCGTGGCAGGACTGCCATCTTCCTTTATCATATACCGGACTGTTTTCTTTACATTATGGTAAGGTAAATTTATCCAACTTCCCGCTGACCCTTTTTCTAAATTTAAATATTTTTGAACAGGGAATATTTTATCTGGTTTACAATCACCAAATATATTTTTTATACTATGAAGTTTTTCTCTTAATAATAATGCTGGAACTGGTTCTGTTAGAAATATGTAAACATGTATTCCGCCACTTTTAGATTTAAACGGAATAAATGGAACATTTAAACTTTTTATTTTCTTATATAATTCTTTTACATTTGGTTTATATTCATCTAGGTCTATAGCACCCCAGAAACACGTGCTGTCACTTCTTATTGGACAAAGTCCAAGACTGTCCACTTGTATTATTTTATTTTTTGTTTTAACTTCAAACTTAGTTCCCTCTAAATGTGCTTTCCACATTTCTTCTGTATGTGCGTAAGATGAAGTAAAAGAGGTTCCGGATTTTTTACCATCGCCATTACTTTGATCAAGTACGTGGTAACCAAACCTTTCTTCTAATCCCAAAAATATTTTTTTAAATCTCTCTATCATAATTTTGTCTTGGGCGTTTCCACTCTCGCTTCCACGCCCAATCCTAGGAACCTAGCTTACGCTAGATGATTAATATGGTGAATCGGTTTTTGATTCGTCAGATCCGTGTTTAACTTGAACTTCTTTTTTGCTTAATCTTTCAGAAAAGTCTCTAGCTATAGCATAAGCTGATTTATCTGTAACAGGACCAACTTTAGAATAAGTCCATCCAAACCATGTTCCTTTGTCATTCGACATTTGAACAGTCTTTAGATTATAAATGTGGCTATATGTTGCCGGTGTGAATAAGCCGTTTTTACCTGGAAGTAGAATTGTCTGCATAGACGTAAGCCATTTTCTACTAACTGGCAATGACGTTGATTTCATAGAAATCAAAGCTGTTTGTGGTGCATCACCTAAAATAACTACAAAATGATTAGCAGTTGTTTCAAGATAATTACCATTTGGTAGTCTATCTTTCCGAGATTTATCACGAGTAGTTGTACTCACAATATCACTATTTGCTTTGTGAATTGCTACTGGTGCGCCAGTACTTGTTCCACGATCTTGCCATTCTACGTATTGTTTAAGGTAATGACACGGTAATACATTTATACCTTTAGCACCATCATAAAGTTCTTTGGTGACGCTATTAAAAATCATACCGGGTTCTGCTCCTTCAACATATTTACCATCCATTTTATTAACTTCAGGAGATAGAGGCATCAAAACTTTTAAGAATGGTAACGCAAGATCTTCTTGCGTTATGTTTTGAGTACCTTTGCCTGCATCAGCTTCGAATAGATTCGTAGACAATGCGCCTGCTTCTTCTTTTTTTATTACTTCTTTATTGTTTTCTTCTTTGCTCATTTTTATTGTTTTCTCTTTATTGTTGTTTTATTTCCAACGAATACGTTGAAAAGTTCCGTTGGCATGTCTTTACCTGCCTCAATACGCTCACGGACGAGCGCTTTAAGAGTCATGGGCTCAACCTTCAACTTTTGTGTTGGTTGAAACCCACGCTCTTGTGCAAGAGCAGCATAATCAGCTGCCTTGTTATCTTCGTTGCGACCAAAAGACACGAGTATCTCGTTTTTGATTATGTCTCCTAGTCCATTATTACGAAGCCAGTTAAACGCCTCTTCTCTATTTGCTATAGTGATGTTGGCGCTATAATTTGGTTTAACATCTACAGAAGATCCATCCATAAGTTTAATATGGGCTAAACCCATTTCAGACATCATGGTTGGAATTACTTCTCCTGATAAATGTTCATGATTTTTTTTCTTCTGTTTTAAATTTTCTTCAGCTTGTTCTATTTCTAGATTAAGCATTTCTAATCGTTCCACTTGATCAGCTAACGATCGAATATTTTCTGTTTTTTGTAGAAGCTTTGCTTGGTCCTCTTCAAAATTAATACTACTCATCTTATAAATGATA